ACCTCAGCACCCCACGACAGCAATTCTGAGCGGCCAATGAAATCGCCATTGTCGCGCGCAACCGTCAACAGTCTGCCAATCAATCTGCGCGCTTCAGCCAGTTCAGCCAGCCGCGCGCTCAGGTCTTTGTCGGGGGTCGCCCGCATGGCTATGGCTTGTAGGTGGGGGGTGTCGGTCATTGTCCGCTCGGCTCCGCTGTGATTGTAAGACTATCAGGGTGGCAAGGCCCCGATCTGCCATTGTCGAATTTGACCGTGACATAGTGCGGGTCGCCTTGACCGCGCTTCACAGTGCCGGGCATATGTCCATATTCCGAGAATGTGACGCGCTGGCCCGGCTTGAATGTCTTGCCATAGGCGCGGGCGATGTAATCGTAAGCCATCACGCCCCCTTTCCTGCGAGTGCGCGGCGTCTGGCTTCCCACCATTCCGGCGTTTTCCCATGAGTTTCGCCAATCGCATCGGCCAAAAGAAAGATCGCCTCAACGCTTGCATCGTTCAGCTTCAAAACGTCGTCGTGGTCATAGTTGTCCGGGTTCAACTCCCACAGCGCCTCATGCGCTGCCCGCGCCGCCTCTGCGATCTTGTCGCTCGTGGCGGGGGTGGCGTTGCCGATGATGGCGTTGTAGAACGCAACCCATTCCGGGGTGTCTTTCAGGCGCATTCCATGGGCATCGCGCCAAGTGCCGTGGCGCATTGCCCCATCAACTTCCTCGACAATCCGTTTCAGGCCAAGCCCCTCCACATACCCCTGCGGCTCAGTGGCGGGCGTGGAGAGGGCGGCGTCGATCTTAGCAATTGTGTCTGCGTAAAACGGCATCCGTGACGCATCGCCCAAGTCAATCCCAGTTGTGGAATGATAGGATTGGATTACGTCGCCAGCTTCCCTCAACGCAGCTTCCATCGCCGCTTCGCGTGTGGTGGTCATGGCTTGGCTCCGATCTGGGCAATTGCTTCGATGATTTCGGTTGCGACAGATGCGCCGAATTGAGCGGCTTCATCGCCAACATAAAAATCGCCATCTTGGTTTCTGCCGCAAACCTCGCGATAGTATTCAGCCAGCTTGATGCAGCGGTCACGTTCCTCCGCCCGCGCCTTTGCCACCTCCGCTGCGACGTGTGCGGCTAGGGCGTCACGGTCGCGGTCGGTGATCATGGCGCGGATGGTGTCATTTGCAGCGATGAGGATTGCAGGCTCACCAGTAACGCCCCATCGAACCGCAACCCGCGTCACGGCACTGACCGCTGCTTCCAACGCCGCCGCGACAGCAGCTTGGGATAGGTCCGTGCGGCGGTTCCATGCGGCAGCGGCACGGTTGTCCATATCATCGCCGTAAGCAACTAAATCGCCGGGGCACTCTTTTGAGGGGGCTTGATACAGGCCGCTGCACACATATCGCACGCCCGCTGGCGAATACCCTTCCGGTGTCCAGAAACCCATTGGAGTAATTCTGTGGGCTGGTTCACCACAAAACGGGCATGGTAATAATTCAATCGCGCTCATGGCTTCGGCTCCTTGTCGGCTGTGGGGGTGAGGGCATCGGTGGCAACATTTCCGCAGTCGTCCAAAAGCTGTTCGGTTGGGAACCACTCCAAGCCGCCATAGCGCTTGCTGGTTTTGAACGACCACGCGCCCCTGTAAAATTTCAGCGCTGTCTCCAGCACCTTCACCCGCCCCATCGCGGCGGCTTCGGATGCCCGCAGCGTGGCGAGTTCGTCGTCTTGATGCGCAAGCTTCACCAACTGGCTGTTGTAGTTGTCGCACAGTTCAGTGTTGTAGGTTCGCAGCGTGGCGTTCTCGGCGGCGAGGGTGGTGAGCATGTCGGCGGCATTGCGCAGTCGTTCACGCGTTTGCATAAACGGCCCGGACTGAATTAGCGGTTTATCAGCCGCACGCAGTTCTTCCACCATCTGCGCCACCGCTTCCGGCGGTAGGGGGTTCATTTGAAATTCATCCTCATAATGTCGATCATGGCCAATGCTTCCTCTTGAGAGTTCAGCATTCCGATTTCCTCCGTCCAAAACGGAAACCACCAGCGCCAACATTGGACCGCCCAAAAGCGAGAATAGAAACAGTCGCGGCCCACGCGGTAATGTCGCCCCATCACACCCCCTCCGCTTTCAGCCCGACCAGCGCCATACGGGCGGCTATCATTGCGTCGGCTCGGATGTATCGCAGCGTAGCGTCAGCCTTTGCGAACCATACAGCCCAAGCAAACAAATCATCTTTGGGCGGCTGTTCGTCGCGGTTAAATCGAGATGCATAGTTCGCGGTAGCATCTTCATGCAGGCCGTCAGCCCGCCCCGCAAACCAGTCGCGCAGGGTCATGCCTTCATAGTGGACGCTGCCGTTGTAGTGACCTTCGGGCACAAAGTGCGCAAACGCTGGCCCGCCGTCTTTAGGTTGATCGCCCATCACACCGCCCCCACAAGCCAATCAAACGCGGCCATGATCGCCACCACAGCCACGGTCGCCGCGAACATCACCAGCCAAGCCGCAATGCCGGGGGGGCTCTCGTCGTCAATCTCGGCCTGCGGTTTAATCTCAGGCAGGGCGTCAGCCTTGCGGATGATGCGGCCATTGCCATCGCGGGACTGCCATTGCGGGGCTTCAACGCGGGCGTTCTCGACCATGCCGGCCTGCGTTGCCGTAGCCGGGATAACCCGCTCTGCATCCCATCCGCGTAGGGCGTGGGCGATTTCGTCACCGTGCGATTGCGGCTTGTAGATGCTGTTGCCAGCGGTGATCTTGGCGCGGCGGGCGTTGATCGCAATGACGTTGGGATAGTTGGGAAGGGCGGTCATTCTGTCACCTGTGGAACAGTGAGGTTGAACTTGGCAGCAACGCGGGCAAATTTTGCCTCGAAACCAAAAACTTCACTGCCCCATTCTCGCGCGCCGTCATGTGCATCCTGAATATGTTCAAGCAGTTCTGGATTTTTGCGCATCCAATCTTCAACACCCTCAATCGGCCCTTTGCCTTCCCTCGCATCATCGCGAAGGATCGAATATATCGAGGCATCAGATCGCTTATCCCAAGCCATTGCCGTCGCATCCGTCACAAGAAAGCCAACACCACAGCATGCGCCTTGATGTCCGCGATATGCGCAGGCCTCACCCTTGCTTTTGCTCTGCCGCCCCTGCGCTTTCAGGCCGAGATAGGCTTTGTCGAAAATCTCTTGCGGCGTCATTTGCTGGCCTCTTGCATTGCGGGTTGCGGGGCGCTCAAGGCGGCATCAAGGGCATCGCGAAGGGCGCGCACAGTGTCAATGATACCAGCAAGCTGTTTTTCTGTCATATGCCGCCCATCCGCGACATAGCTAATGATGGGCCAGCAGATGTTGTGCTCAAGGGCTTCTCTGGACAGATCAATGTTGCTCATTCCGCCACCCGCTTGGTCAACAGGTTCTCGGTCATGGCGGCTTTCACCCCCACCAGTGGCGCAATATAGGCGTCGTCAATGCCATCTTCCCGCCCCTTGTCGATGCACTCAGCCACGCGGACAATATGGCGCTGGATTGCGGCAGTTTCCGTGTCAGGCAGCGCGGCGATGATCGCAAAGGCATCAGCGATTGCAGCATCCGGCGTGTCACCTTTGGCGGTGCCGACTGTGTATTTTCCGCTATAGTCGTATGCCTTTGTAAGACAGATTTCACACTTTCCATCAGCAATGCGCAGCGCCGGGGCCACGAACGGCTTTTCGCCCGTTTTTTCCACCAACGCCTTGCCAATCGCATAAAGCTGCGTCGTGATTTCAGATACGTTCATACCTTTTCTCCCATCAAATCATGCCAAGCTGGCGGCACATTGTCGCTGTCGGCGTAGCGATACACGCACTCGCCAAGCGCATCCTCGGTGCGGTCCATTGCGGCGCGACCGTCAATCTCGATCACTAGCACCGTCTGGCGGCTGGGCACGTCATACGGTAGCACGATATGCCGATCATTGAACGCCTCAAGCACCGCATCAACGGCGTCGTGGAATGTCAGGGCGTGGTCAGCGATGTTGCCCCAGCCGTCCTTGAACAGCTTTTTAACGATGAAGTGGTGTGCGGGGTGGGTTGGCTGTGTCATGTCTCTCTCCGGTGTTTGATCCTGTCGCTACATTGCCACGCGAAAAAATGTTGCGCAACACAATAATGAGGCTTGCGCGAAAATAACTTGCGTGTAAATGTCACCTCATGGAAACAGCATCAGACATCATTGAAGCCGTAGGACGCAACAGGATCAAAGCCGCTTATGGCGTGGCTGATCGGGTTTTGCAGCTTTACATCAAAAACAACAGCCTGCCCGCTGCATGGTATGACGGGCTAGAGCGTATGTCCGGGCGGTCATTGCCGCGTAGGCTATTTACGTTCAAGCCGATCACCTAACTGCCTGCCGCCCCGCTTCCCTGTCGGTGCGGCCAACTACCCCCGCTATGTGATGTGGCAGGGGATTTTCTTGAGGAGGAACGGATGAGTTTGCAAGAGTATCGAGAGTACATTGCATCACGCGCGCCTATCATCGCGCAACGCGGATTTACGCCATCTCCGATCAACACAGCAGCTAAGACACACCAGATCAACGCTTTAGAATTTGCATTGAATATGGGGCAGTCAGCCGCATTTCTGGACACTGGCCTCGGCAAGTCATTCATCGAATTGGAGTTTGCGCGGCAATGCGCAGATGAAACCGGAAAGCCTTCTCTGATCCTGACGCCGCTTGCTGTCGCGGGCCAGATGATCCGAGAGGCTAACAAGTTCAACATCGATGCGCGCCAAATCAAGGAACCGGAACAAGTTGGCGATGGCGTTATGGTTATGAACTATGACCGACTGCCTAAGCTTGACCCGTCCGTGTTTGGCGCGATCATCCTGGACGAAAGCAGCATCCTGAAATCGTTCAACGGCAAAACCCGTATCATGCTGATGGATGCGTTCAAGGATGCGCCGTACAAGCTTGCGGCAACGGCAACACCAAGCCCGAACGACCATACCGAACTAGGTAATCATGCAGAGTTTCTTGGCGTGATGCGTCAGCAGGAAATGCTGTCAAAGTGGTTTATCAATGACACTTCAACGGCTTCGCAGGATTGGCGATTGAAGGGCCATGCGGTTGAGGATTTCTGGCAATGGGTGGCTAGCTGGAGCCGATGCGCCACGTTGCCTTCTGACCTTGGCGGCGATGATACAGGGTACATTCTGCCCGATGTGGTGCGCACGTTGCACACAGTTGACGCTGACAGATCAACCGGAACCGATGGCATGTTGTTCCGTATCCCGGAACTGTCAGCAACCAGCTTTCACGCGGAAAAGCGGCTTACCATGTCGGATCGGGTGGCGAAGGCGGCAGAACTGGCAACGCATGGCAAGCCCGTCACTGTCTGGTGCGAAAGCAATGATGAAAGCGCGGCATTAGCGAAGATCATCCCGGACGCGCGGGAAGTGCGCGGCGATATGACGCCAGATCAGAAAGAGGCATTGCTCTTGGGGTTTGTTGACGGCGATTTCCGTGTGATCGTGACCAAGCCTAAACTCGCTGGATTTGGCGTCAACTGGCAGCACTGTTCGCATGCTGTCTTTGCGTCTATCAGCTACAGCTACGAGCAACACTATCAGGCCGTTCGGCGTTCGCATCGGTTTGGGCAGACTGATCAAGTGCGCAACGATATCGTGGTCGCAGATACCGAAATGGCAATCTGGGACGTAATCAATACAAAAGGCGCAAAACACGACGAAATGAAACGCCGCATGGCTACAGCCATGAAGTCGGCACAATCCAAAGCCAATGTCAGGACGGTGTATGATCGGCCCGTTGCGTTGGCTTTTCCAGAGTGGCTTAAATCGGAGGATCTAGCATGAAACATGCTGAAATGAAGCAACCGGAATATAGCGGCGTAGGGTGGGCGATCCACAACTCGGATTGCATCGAAGGCATGTGGGCCATGCCAGAAAACAGCGTTGATCTGACCATATTCAGCCCGCCGTTTGGGGATTTGTTCGTTTATTCAGACAGCGAACGCGACCTTGGCAATGCAGGAACCGGGCAGAAATTCATCAACCAATACAAGTTTTTCGCCGAGGCTTTGACCCGCGTCATGAAGCCGGGGCGCATTGCTTGCGTGCATTGTACTGACCTGCCGATGCGAAAAGGGCGGGATGGGGCAATCGGCTTGCAAGACTTCTCGGGCGATCTGATCAAGGCTCATACCGATTCAGGTTTGATCTATCATGGTCGCGCTACAATCTGGAAAGACCCCGTAGTCGAGATGCAGCGCACCAAGGCGCTTGGCTTGCTCTATAAGCAGATCCGCAAAGACAGCGCCATAAACCGTGTTGGGATGCCTGACTATATGCTGTTTTTCCGCAAGGATGGCGACAACCCAGACCGGATAGAACATTGCGCGCCGGGGGATATCAAAGCTGCGTTGCCCATCGCTAGGCGTTGGCTTGAGCATATGCGCCGCGAAGGGCTTTGTGCATCGGTGCCGGATGATGATCTACTTGCGGAACTGATCAAACACGCAGAGTTTGACGTGTATGAGTGGCAAAAGCTTGCCAGCCCGGTCTGGATGAATATCAACCAAGGCAACGTCTTGAATGGCTATCGCGCGGCCAAGGGGCAGCACGACGAGCGGCATGTATGCCCGTTGCAGCTTGATACCATCGCCAACTGCCTACGGCTCTACAGCAAACCTGGAGATGTGGTGATGGACCCGTTCAACGGCATTGGCAGCACTGGCTTTCAAGCTGTGAAAATGTTCCGTCGCTATCTCGGGTTTGAGTTGAAACCTGAATATGCTGCACAGGCAAACCGAAATATGAAAGATGCAACCGCATCGGCGGGGGATTTGTTCGCATGACCCCCGCCGCCATCCTATCCCACATCACCGCCCTGCCCGCCACGTTCACGGCTGATCAGGACTGGCGACTATTCAACGGCATCGCGATGGGCTACGGGCTGCTAGAGGTAGCGGCGTCCCTGTCTGTGCCATACGAGGCCACCAAGACGCGATGGGCGGCTATCACGCGCCCGCTGATCGTGCGTGGGGCGTCCGGGCCGTATATCCCGCATGAGGCGCAGGTGGCGCTGGGCGCTAACCGGATTACCGCCGGGGGTTACAGCGCAAAGGAGCGCCATGACAGATCCAGTAAACCACCCGCCGCACTATACCAGCCATCCGAGCGGCATTGAGTGCATCCAGATAACCGAGCACATGGGCTTCAATCTCGGCAATGCCTTGAAATATATATGGCGTGCCGATCTGAAAAATGATGCCATACAAGACCTCGAAAAGGCCGCTTGGTATATCGAAAGAGAAATAGCACGGCGCAAGGCCAAATAGCCTTGACCGCCGCAAACAATCGTCCTAATGTGAGGCCATGGAAAACAACATCATCACCGAAGTTGCGGAATACTGCGAACGCTCTGGGGTTACGCCTGTTGCGCTTGGTATCCGCGTGTCGCAAAACAGCCGCCTGATCGCGCGGCTCGAACGCCGCATAAACACCGTCGCAAATGACAGCGCCAAGCTACGGGCCTACATAGCCGCGCATCCGGTTGAGGCGAAATAATGGCATTCTTTCTTGGCATTGATCCGGGCCGCAATGGTGCCTTAGCCGTTCTGGACGGTGAAACCATGGCGCTGACTTGCCATGATATGCCTGACACAACGTCGGCGCTGCATGATCTGATTTGCAGCTTGCCGATCATTCAAATGGCTTTGCTGGAAAAGCCATTCTTTCCGCGCATGATCGGGATCACCAACGCGGTCAAGATCTCTGAGGCATACGGAACGCTTAAGGGAGCGCTGGCGTGGCGGTCTATTCCGTGCCGCGAAATCACACCGGCGGATTGGAAAAAACGCCTCGGGCTTTCATCGTCAAAATCAGCATCGCGCGAAAAAGCCAGTATGTTCTTTCCCGACAATGTGGATGCGTGGCATCTGAAAAAGCATGACGGTAGGGCAGAGGCTGCGTTGATTGCATGGATGGCGAAGGATATGCGCAAATGACATTTGCCATCGACACGGGCGGGCCGCTATTCACCGGGGCGCGGGAATTCGTGCCTGACTGGCTACAGGATCAATGCCCCGCAAGCTATACAGATGCACAGGTTGTGCAGGCTTACGCGCATCACATCATCGGTGATACCTTAAACCCCAAGAAGCTTGATACCGTGCGAAAGCACATCCTCATGAATTGGCGATTTCTCGGCACGTTGGGCGAAGAAAGCCCCGGCCTGTTCGATGAAGTTTTCACAGCATACGTCGAACGCGCAACATCGTTCGATTGATCCGCGCCGGGCGGTTCCCGGAATAAGTAGCAACTAGGAAAACAGAAAATGGCAAACTTTGATATGGACCAAGGCGCAGGCGGCGGCGAAGGCCCGTGGCTGGCATGGTCGGCAAAAGGCACGGATGACGGCAAGGTCGATCCGCGCAACTTCTACATTCGCGATGGTGATGCAAAGACGCAATTCGATGGCTTCAAAACCGGAGTTGTGCTGGATATCGCCAACATGAAAACTGGATGGCAGAAGGGTGAAGGTGCTAAAGGCGTTGCTCCGGAATGGAAGTGGAACCCGTCTATCAGCCAAATGGCCCCGAAGCCTGGTGAAGACTACAAAAAGGGCTTTTCTATCCGTTGTGCGGTAGGCGGCGGGAAAACGGCGAACTGGGAACAGGCAGCGGTCGGATCTTGGAACGCTTTCACCGCTCTCATTCCTGCACTGCAAGCAGGCCCCGGCGATGGCAGCTTGCCATTGATCCGCATGACAGGCCACAAGGTGGAGCAATTCGCCAAGGGGTCAAGCGTTACGCCAGTGCTTGAGGTGGTGAAGTGGGTGCCGCGCCCGGACTGCCTGAAAGAAGGATTTGCGATGGCACAAGAAACCCAAAAAGCTGTTGAACCTGAAAAGAAGGTTGAGCAAACCACGCAACCCGCATCGGTGCCAGACGACGCTTCTTTCTAATCACGCATAAATCCGCGTGACAAAAGCAACGCCGCGTCCGATCAAGGGCGCGGCACTATCATATAGGAGGCGGGTAAATGCAATTTTACCAAAATCACCCCGATGAAGCCGCGAACATCGCGGCATTCACGGCAATCATCGCAAACTTTCCGGGCTTGCCGCTGTTCCATCCAAACGCAGAAAAAGCGCCTTGGCATGTCCAAGCCGTCATATACATCGGCCACTATCCGATTTGTCTGAATTTTTGGCCTCACAGGCTGAAGGCGCAACGCGAAGGGTGCAAGGCCGTTGAAGGTGCACAAGCTATCCAGCGCCTCATAGAACAAGCCTACGACGACGCCTTGTCTACATCGTCTGATGATCTTGACTTGATCGAGGGGCTGTAACGTGGTGCCGCAAGAAATCATTACCCCGAACGCCGAAGCCATCCGCGCCGATCTGAAATACATGACACGGCGCTGGGCTGAATTGCCCATTCCCTGCATGTTTGAAATCCGCGCATTCAAAGAGCATTGCCAGCCGCAAGTGGTCAAATACGCGACGGACTGGATCGACGGCCCAGAAGGTGCCGTGCAATTCATCGTAGATCTGAACGCGCGCGGATATAACGTCTATGCCGTTCGCAACCCGATCAATCCAACACGCAGCGGGTCCGCCACAGACGCGGATATCGTCGCCGCGTTTTTCCTGTGGGCTGATTGCGACGACCCCGCCGCCGCTGGTAACGTCCTACGGTTCGATGGCCCCAAGTGGTCGGCTTCAGTCGTCACCGGAACAACCCCAAGCACCCGCGCGCACACCTATTGGGAATTGGCCGAACCATGCACCGACATGGCGGCGTGGCGGGCCATGCAGGCCACAATCGCCGCGCACTTCGCCTCTGACCCATCCGTGATCAACCCGAGCCGCATCATGCGCGTGGGGGGCACTGTCAGCTATCCAGACACGCGAAAGCAGGGCCGGGGCTATATCTCGGAAATCACCGAACTGCGCACAGAATACGCAGATCCCCGCGCGCCCGTCACAATGGAGCAAATGGCGCGCGTATTCGGTGAACGCGAACCCGCCGTTCGGCAAAGCCTATCATCCGCCGCAACACCAGCCCAGCGCAATACAAGCGGTTTCCAGATCGACATGGGAAGCAATATTGCACCGCTAGACCGCGAACGCCTTGCCATTCAGGCCACATCAGGGATGGATTGGCATAACGCCGTTATCCGCCTTGTGGCGTCCTATGTGGGCAAGGGGCTGTCAGACGACGAAATCCACGCGCTGACACAACCCCTCACCTTATCTGGATACACTGGCCAGCAGACAGCGCAGGAAGTGCAGACAGCTATCGACGGGGCACGGCGCAAGGGATGGACGCCAGAGGCGCAATACGCCGATCCTGCGGCGCTGCAACCACCAGCACAAGCACCGTCGCCAGATATTGATTTTGATGCGCCCGCTACACCAGCACGCCCGCTTGATTTGGAATGGTTTGACGACGCCGCCCCGATACTGTCAGGCGCGTACATCATCAAAGGCGTTCTCGACGCGGGTGCTATGTCAGTCGTCTACGGCCCGTCTAACAGCGGTAAAACCTTCTTCGCCTTCGACCTGGCCTATCACATCGCCATAGGGGCACCATGGCGCGGATTGCGCGTCAAGCAATCTGCCATCCTCTATCTGGCAGCAGAGGGCGGTAGGGGCGCGATGAACCGCCTTGCGGCCCTACGGCAGGCCCATGGCGTCTGCGATGTGCCTATGGCCCTCAAACGCGCCGGATTGGACCTGCTGCATGATCAGGCCGACTTACAGCATATCACCGATCTGGCTGGCGAGGTGATGCGGATAAAGCCGGGATTGCCGCTTATCATTGTGATCGACACGCTGTCGCGCATCATGGCAGGAGGCGACGAAAACAGCGCCGCAGACATGACAGCCTTAATCCGAAACATCGACGCGGTGCGGGAAGCTACGGGCGCGCATATCATGCTGGTGCACCACACGGGCAAGGATACGGCGCGCGGTGCGCGTGGGCATAGTAGCCTCAGAGCCGCCACAGATACCGAGATTGAGGTCGCCAATGACGATGGCGCGAGGGCCGCTGTGGTGACGAAACAGCGTGATCACCAGGGCGGGGAAACCTTCGCATTCACCCTGCGCACCGTATCCCTCGGACATGATCCAGACGGCGACGAGGTGACAAGCTGCGTCATTGATGTGGCCGATAGCGATGAATTCAAAGCCGCGAAACGGGCCTCAAAAGGGCGCGGAAAGAACCAGACAATCATCATGGAAACCTTTGATCAGATGATTGCGGAGGGCCTCGGGAAGGGCAATCCGGGTGGCGTTGGTATGCCGGAACCGGGGCAATTCTGGGCTGTGGACTTGCAGGAATTACGCACCATTTCGCAGGGAAAAATGGCCGGAGAGAACGCCGCCAAGCTTTTCCGCACGGCATGGGACGGATTGACCGGAAATGACGGTCTTTTCGTGGCGGGGAATAACTTGGCTTGGAGAATTGATAGGAGGAAATCACATTGAAACAACTACTTACAGTCAAATGGGAAGTAAGGAATAACATGGGAATATTCGCAGTATTCCCCATTCCGAAGCCCGTAGGCACCTTGGGAAGGAAGGGGAACATTGCCTATAGGCATGTTCCCCATTCCCCTGCCGGTTCGCGGGGCGTTCAAAAATGAAGCATCACCGCCAAAACCGCCCTGACCGTTTGCTCACTCCGGGGGCTACCGCAGATGAAATCCGCAAAGACCACGCCGCCGCCCCCTTCGACCGCATGGCAATCGAAGCTGACAGGACTTGGGGCATCGACCAGCTTCCCGCCCTCGTCACTCCGGCGCTTGCAGAAAAGTACGGGCGGGCCGTCGCGCATCTGAATGATCGGATCAACAACGGCACCCCGGACGAGGTTGCAGCCGCCGCCGCGAATTGCGTCAAGGGCATGATCGCCATGGACGCCGAAGCCCGCGCGCTGGGCCGCACACCGATCACGCCGGATGTGTTTGAATACGAGCATGAGGGCCATCACTTCGGCATTGTCCGTGACGTGGCTGTCGCTGCCATCGCAGAGGCGCAAAGACCGGGCATCACGATCTACACCATGCGCGAAGTTGCCGTAGCCCTGCACGCCGCCCGCCATGCCGTCGCAGCTGTCAAGGACGCCTTCCCCGGTGCAACCGTAACGGCGATCAGGCCGCTGTCGCCAATCGGGCAGGATATCGACGATGAGTTGCCTTACTGACATTTGGCTTGACAGCCACCCCCATCCTGTGCCAAACTGTATCTGCGCGGCCCGCCCCGGAAGTCATGATCCGGCGGTGTGTTGATCCTCCCCGACTAGGGCCGCGCGCATCACACAGGGAGGTGTGGAGATGAGAAATGAAAATCAGATACTGGCTGGCAGACCTAATCACCGGGGGCGCGCTGACGCGGGCAGAGAACCACGCGAAGGATGGATGGGCATTGAGGGCAAAGTGGTCCGCGCTTGCCTTGAATCATCAAATGGAGGCCGCTGACTTACGTGCCGCCATGCACGCCATCGCCGCGATGCGCACGGACAAGGCAAACGCAACCGTTCGGCGCATGGCGCGCGTTGCAGAGGAGGCAGTGAAATGACCGACTTTGACCTAACCAAGATCACCATGCAGTTCGGCACCCTTCGCCGCAAAATCCGCACGGCGCTACAGGCGCACTTCGACGCGGGCGGAGAGATTGAGGTGTTATCGAGAGATGGCATCTGGGTTAAAATTACAGCACCGTCATGGATTGAGACCAGGGTCTATCGCGCCAAGCCGACTGCGATGATCACCGGAAACATCGGCTTGTCGGATGAATACCGCGCTATTTTTGTGGGCGTTCAAGAGCGCGCTCAAGCTGAAACGCAGCCCCACCCCATCTTCGCAGCGGTGAAGGAATGGCAGGAGGCGCATACCCTGACGTGTGGCGTCACTGATCGGCGCATCAAGGCATGTGCTGCCCTCATGGCAATCAAGGTGCCATCATGACCGAGCAACAGCAAGAGTTTGGACCGTGGATCGAGCATGACGGCAAGGGGTGCCCGTGTGTGGGGAAGATGGTGGAGGTTAATCGCGCCAATGGGGACATATCACGCTTTATAGCGGGCAGCGGAACGCTTTATACGGCGCGGGCTTCGGCTCACTATTGCGCCAATAAAACAGGATCGTGGTGGCAGTGGGTTTCTGATTATCCGGTATATGGTGAAATCATCCGCTACCGCATCCGCAAGCCCCGCGCCCTTCTCGACCTGATCCAGATGGTTGCCGATCTCCCCGCACCCGCCGTCAAGCAACCAGCGCCGGGGGTGATCGCATGAGCGACATACATGCCGCCGAATTAAAAGCCGACTTGGCAAAACTCGCTGCAATTCCCGATGATGTGATCCGAGCCGCCGCCCGCAAAGCTTGGGTCAAGGAAGTGGCTGAACGGTTTCAGGTCCAAGCATCGTTCGCAGAAATTCGTCTTGCTGGCATCGGCCCGTATTTGCCCAAGGTGAACCCATGAAACCCACACCCATGGCCTCCTTTCGCAGTGTAACCCAAACCCGCGTGATGCCCCCACAGCCCACAGCCAAGCCGCCTGCCTATGCAGCCCGCATCGCACAGCACATCGCAGAAGGCCGCACACCAGCGCAGGCCATGCAGGCGATAGAGCGCGCAGACGGGCATATGGGGCGGCTTCCCGTCAAGCTGCAAGAATCCGCATGTGGCGGACGCGGCAAGGCCAAGCCGAAGCACACCAAGCCGCTCACCCATCGCATCATGGATATCCTGACTTCCGAGTGGGTCTACATGAGCGATGAAATCACAGCGGCGCTCGGGTCCAACCGCGAGAACATCTACGCCGCCTTGCGCGAATTACGCGAACAGGGCCGGGTGGAACAAACGCGGGTGAACGGTCGCAACAAGATGCTGTGGAGGGTCAAGGCATGAGCATCATAACGCGCATCCATGATGGGCGCATATTCCCGAGCATGTCCGCCGCAGACAGGGCGCTAGGCGTGTGCATAGGCACAACAGCGCACCACATCGACACCCACGGCACCACGGCCCGCATCGGAAAGCCTTACCGCAACACACCAAAGCCCGTCACGTTTGAAGGAGTGGACTATCCGAGCATATCCGAGGCGGCACGGCAAACAGGAAAAACCCGTGCCGCAATCGTTTGGTCAATGGCACCAAAAAAGCGACGGCCTAGTGTGACCTGACACTCGAAACAGGCGGGTTAGTCGGACAGTGCCGGGTATCGAGCAACTCAAACACCGACATCCGCGCAAATCCCTTCAACTCTCGGGGACTAGGCGCGGCGATTTACAACGCAACGGAATGTGATAGTATAACGATATGGGAACACCGCAGGAATTCACAGAGGACGTTGCAGCCGAAATCTGCAAGCGGATCATGAAAGGCGAAAGCCTGCGTGCTGTTTGCCGCGATGACTTCATGCCGCCGAATTGGCTTGTGTATGATTGGCTTGCGAAAATGCCAGAGTTTGCCAAGCGATACGCGCGCGCGTGCGAGGTTCGCGCGGATGTGATTTTTGACGAGATTTTCGATATTGCGGACGACAATCAGCACGATATTCGCTTAAGCCCCGATGGGGTTGAATTACTGAACACCGATCATGTGCAGCGGGCAAAGCTGCGTATTGATGCGCGCAAATGGGCGCTGTCCAAGATGCAGCCGAAGAAGTACGGCGAAAAGCTGGATCTAAACCACAGTGGGGAATTCCAGATTGTAATCTCAGGCGACGATGCCGACCTTTGAACTGACAGCCAAACAGAAAGAGGTTCGTGCGATTTTTGCCTCTGCGGCCAAGTTCTTTCTGGTCTATGGCGGATCGCGATCCGGGAAAACATTCTTCATCATCTACGCAATCATCACCCGCATGTTGAAAGCGCCGGGGTCGCGTCATGCGGTATTCCGCGCCGATGGCGTGGATGCCAAGCAATCTGTTGGCAACGAAACCGTGCCATCTGTTTTGGCGCTGGCGTTCCCCGGATTGGTGATGAAATGGCACGACAAGGACGGATATTACGAGGCCCCAAACGGGTCGCAGCTTTGGCTTGCTGGCCTGAAAGACAAGGCGCGGCTTGATAAGGTGCTAGGCAAGGAATTCTCCACCATCTATCTGAACGAGGCCAGCCAGATCACCTTGGCAGCGTTTTCGATTGTCCAGACCCGCCTTGCGCAATCAGTCATGCAGGTAAATGGCAAGCGCTTGCCACTGCGGTTGTATGTGGACCTTAACCCAACGGTATCAGCGCATTGGACATACCAAATCTGGATCAATGGCATTCACCCAGAGGGAAGCTTTGCCATCCCGGATCACGAGGCGGACTATCGAACTGTCATGGTGAACCCGGTGGATAACGCTGGAAACCTGCCGCCTGATTACATCGCCGCCCTGCGTAATCTACCCGAGCGGATGCGGCGGCGCTTCTTTGATGGGGCATTCACAGCCGACGATGACAACGCGCTGTGGCGGCGCAGTTACATCAAGATCGACGCACCCCCCGCGATGGGCAGGATTGTGGTGGCGGTTGATCCGGCAATAACAAACCTGCCAGGCTCAGATGAAACTGGCATTATCGTCGCAGGCATTGGCTTGGATGGTCGCGGATATGTGCTGGCAGACGAGAGCGGGAAGTACCGACCAGAGGAATGGGCGCGGCGGGCTATCAGCTTGTTCGACACATATGAGGCCGATGCGGTGGTGGCAGAGGTAAACCAAGGCGGCGACATGGTGGAAAGCATGATCAAGGCCGCTGCCAAGGGCCGCACAGTGCCCGTGCGCAAGGTGACAGCCACACGTGCCAAGCATGTGCGCGCCGAAATGCCAGCGGCCCTATACGAGCAAGGCAAGGTCAGACACGCGCAAGACTTCCCCGAGTTGGTGGATCAGATGTGCGCGTTCACGATTGATTTTGACCGTGCGGCCCAAGGGTATTCGCCAGACCGCGTTGACGCGCTTGTATGGGCGTTCACTGATCTGTTCCCGAGCATGGTGCAACGGATTGAAGATGTTCCCTTCGTCATGCCGCATCGCCAGAACCTAGGCGCGGGGAGGCGGTTTTGACGGTAGCTTGTATTTTCGCGCATTGCGGGTATCATGCCGCAAAACCAATGAGGCATTGAATGGCACGCAAAACCAAGGCCCAGCGCCTCACTGAACTACACGCAGAAGCCTTGCAGCAATTCCAAGACAGCTATGACGCGACATCATGGGACCGCGAACAAGCGCTTATCGCCAGGCGCTTTGTCAACATTCGTGGCGCGCAATGGGATTGGGCAGACGGCACATTTGATAACAAGATGATGCTGGAAATCGACCATGTGTCGCCTGAAATTATCCGCATCACCAATGAGTACAAAAAGAACCGCATCGCCGCCATGTTTATGCCTGCGGATGGCACCGATGCTGACGAGCTAGCCGACGCCTGCGCTGCACGATACCGCGCTGATACGCAGGACAGTCAGGGCAAGGAGGCCCGCGATACAGCGTTCTCTGGTGCGCTTGAGGGTGGCATTGGCGGGATGCGGCTGCGGGCGGAATATGAAGAAGGCGAAAAGCAACGCATCTGCCTTGAGCCTATCAATGATGCGGAAAGCTGCCTGTACTTTGACGCCAATGCCAAGCGCAAGGATAAGTCGGACGCCGAACATGCGTGGCATATCACGCCATGGACCCGCCGCGCCTATGTGAAGAAATGGGGCGAGGATACGGCAAGTTGGCCCGCTGAGTTGGTTGGGCAGTTTGCGTTCCCGTGGTTTGGGACTGGCGTTGATGTGGTCTATGTGGCGGAGTACTTTGTCAAAGAGGATGGCCGCGAGACGTTTCGCATCTTTGAAGGCTTCGGCGGTGAAATCCAAGAGAGGCTTGAGGATGATCTGACTGACGATGAAGTCGAGGTGCTACTAGCCACAGGGTTTAAAGAAGTTGAGCCGCGTACAGACGAATATGACCGCGTGGTCAAGTACGTCATGAGCGGGGCGAAGATTTTGTCAGGGCCGGAGGTCGTGCCAGGTCGGCATATTCCGTTGGTGCCGCAGTACGGATACTGGAAGATCATTGACCACCAAGAGCGGTTCCGGGGCTTTACGCAAAAGCAGATGGATGCGCAAATCGTCTATAACATCCAGGTGTCGAAGGTTGGTGAAACTGCGGCTGCGTCTGGAATTGAGAAGCCTATCTTCTTGGCGGAGCAGATCAAGGGCTGGGAGGTCGCTTGGCAAAACGACAATATCGAGAACAACGCATTCATGGTGATCAATGCCATTCGTGACGCCAGCGGGCAGACCATGCCCACAGGCCCGGTTGGATACACCAAATCACCGGACGTAGCCCCTGCCGTTGGCGCGTTGATCCAGCTTACCAAGCAGGACATTGTTGATCTGAACGGCAACCAGCAGAACACCGAAATGGTGAACCCCAACACCAGCGGCATTTCTATGGAGTTGGCGCAGGGCAAGGCGGACATGCGGTCGTCCGGCTTTATTGACGGGGCGGCAGAGGCGGAAACCCGTCTCGCAGAGATTTGGCTGAGTATGGCTGCGGATGTCTACTACGAAAAAGGCCGCAAACTGAAAACGCTGACAGAGGACGGCAAGCGCGGATCGGTTGAGATCGGCAAGAAAATCCTTGACGCCAAGACGGGCGAACTGCGTGCCGAGATTGATTTCAGCCGTGCGAAGTTTGACGTGATTGTTGACGTTGGCCCTACCAGCGCAAGCCGCCGCATGTCGATTGTCCGCACGCTGTTTTCGATGATGCCGTTTGTGACAGATCCGCTTGACCAGAAGAAACTGATGGCCTTTGCGATGATGAATATGGAGGGCGAGGGGATCAGCGATATGCGTGACGACGCCCGCCGCACGCTTGTCGCTCTTGGCGTGGTGAAGCCAACCAAGGAAGAAGAAGCCGAAATGCAGGCCGCGCAACAGCCCGCCGCACCCGACCCGAATGCAGTCTTGGCCGATGCAATGGCGAAGGAGGCAGAGGCCAAGGCGGTGAAGGCTATCGCTGATACGGCGCTGGCAGAGGCTCGGACACAAGCGACGCAGGCCAAGACAGCGGAAACGCTGGCTGGCATACCCATCGCGCAACAGGAAAGCGCATTGAAAACCGCAACCGCTTTAGCACAGGAACTCAATCAGAATGCTGGACACCCAAATGCAGGACAATGACACGCTTGATGCTGGCCTTGGCGATGAAGAAGTTGAACTGGATGCGCCGGAAATTGAGATTGAGCCAGAAGAAGAGCTGGCGATCACGATTGAGGGCGAGGAACCTGATGTAGATCCTGACGATGATATTGAGGCCGAACTTGGCGACCGTGGCAAGCGGGCGTTGCAGGCGGCTCGCAAGGCGGCAAAGGAAGCATCTGCCAAGGCTCGGGCTGCTGAAGCCGAACTTGCCGCAATGCGCATGGCCCCAGTGGTTGAAGAGCCTGCGTTGGTTGAGCCGACCATTGAAGAATGCGGATACAACGAGGCGCTGTTCAAGCAAAAGTTCCGCGAATATACCGCGTCAGAAGCCAAGATTGAGGCGCAAAAGCAGGCCCGTATTGCAGAGGCAAAAGCCGCTGACGATGACTATCAGGCGCGGCTTGGCAAGTACGTCACGGGCAAGACCGCAATGCGCGTGGATGACTTTGACGCGGCGGAAAGCATGGTGCGATCCAAGCTGACGATTGAGCAACAGAACGTCTTGATCCGCAACAGCGATGATCCTGCAAAGACGGTTTTGGCGTTGGGCCGATCAAAGAAGGCGCTGGATGATCTGGCGGCTATCAAGGATATTGACCGCTATGCCTATGCGCTGGCAAAACTGGAAGGAAAGATCACTGTGACAAGCAAAGCCCCGCCCCCGCCTGAAAGCAAGCTTCGTGGTGGGGGTGCGTCCGGTGGTGGTGGGCCACTCACATCGCAGCTTGCAGCGGCGGAAAAGGAAGCCGAGCGCACAGGCGACCGCAGCAAGGTTGTGGCGATCAAGCGGCAGATCAAGGCCGCAGGCGTGAAGGCTTGACGTAAACCCGCCGTGGGCGCTATAATGTGACCCACGGCCCCGCCTCCGCATTGGCGCGTATTGAAAACAGCCCCGGCCACTGACTTGGCTGCGTCCCTGAAATCAATCGCACAAACGGAGCGCCAATATGGCCAACGCATTTTCCAAAGAAGAACGTGTCGCCTTCGATCAACTGCTTGAAGGCTTTCACGACGCCCTGATCCTGTCCAAAGCGATCAGCGTATTCAGCACCGACAGCACTATGATGGAGCGCGCGCAAGACACGATCTGGCGTCCGCAGCCGTACATCGCCACGTCGCAAGATCGCGTGATCGGCACGGCGGTGACTGCGCAGAACATGACCCAGCTTTCTGTCCCGTCCACGCTTGGATTTCAAAAGAACGTGCCTTGGACGATGAACGCCAAGGAATTGCGCGATGGCCTGCAAAACAGCCGCCTGTCGAAAGCCGCAACGCAGCGCCTGGCCTCGGACATCAACATTTCCGTCATGAACGTGGCTTCGGCTCAGGGCACGCTGGTTGTGCCGATTGCGACCGCAGCAGGCACCTATGACAACGTAGCGCTAGCTGACAGCCTCATGAACGAGCAAGGCATCATGCGCACAGATCGCCACCTTGCGCTGTCCAGCCGCGACTATAACGGCATGGCTGGCAATCTTGCGGCTGTCACCCGTTCGTTCGGCAATGCCAAGTCTGAGGATGCTTACGAGCGTTCGCAGGTTGGCGAGGTCGCGGGCTTCAACACCATGAAGCTTGACTATGCAAACCGCAGCATTGCCACCACGGCAACCGTGACGATTGCGACCAACGGCGCGCAGGTTCGCTATGTTCCGAAGGCTGTCGATCTGACCGTTGCTGGCAAGATCAACGTGGACAACCGCTATCAGACCGTCACTGTATCGACCACCACGGGCGTTCTGGCTGGTGCTGCGTTCACGATTGCCGGGATTGAGGCGGTGAACCACATCACCAAGCAAAGCACCGGGCAGTTGAAAACCTTCCGCGTGATCAGCATTGCAAGCGGCACGACCATGGTTATCAGCCCGCCCATTATCGGCGCAAACTCTTCGCCAACCGATGCAGAGACGCAGTACAAGAACGTATCCGTTGCCAGCACCTCGGCAACTGCTTCGATCACTTGGCTGAACACCACAGTCTCGAACATCAACCCGTTCTGGCACAAGGACAGCATCGAGCTTATGCCGGGTCGCTATTCGGTTCCGACTGGCGAAGGTGTGGAAATCATCCGCGCCACCACGGATCAAGGCATCGAGTTGGTCATGGGCAAAAGCTTCTCGAACTCGACGTTCCAAAGCCTCTACACGCTTGATGCGCTGTGGGGTGTGGTCAACACGAACCCGGAAATGAACGGGGTCCTAATTTGGAACCAAGCTTGACTTAACAGGATAACAGCGTTATAACTCTACTGTGAAAACATGGAGTTATAACGTGAACATCTTATACAAGCTGACGTTCTCGAATGGAAAAATCTACATAGGGCAGACGGTCAGAAGCATGAATATCCGCACAAGCCAGCATATGACGGCAGTAAAGGCGAATAGCCTGCTTCCCGTTCATTGCGCTTGGCGGAAGCATGGTGCCCCTGACATTGAGGTGATTGGGGAGTATGCAAATCAGGATGATCTGCACGCCGCAGAAATATCTACGATTGCAGCGATGAACACCTTAGCCCCTAATGGGTACAACATTGCGCTTGGCGGCGGCACTGCACCATCTAAGTCGCCAAGCGTTGCTGCTAAGATTGCTGAGAAGGCTATGGGAAGAAAGCATAGTACGCCGCGTCAGCAGGGCATCGCTGAAAAGCTTTGGGAAAACCCAGAGTATCGCGAAAAGGTTTCTGCGGGCCTGAAGGCTGGATGGACAGATGAGCGCCGCATCACAACGGCAGCTAAATTCAAAGCCATGTGGGCTAAGCGCAAGGCCGATGGATGGGTTATGCCTCTAGAGACAAAAAAGAAGCTTGCTGATCTGCCTGTATCCGATGAAGCGAAAGCCAAAATGAGCGCAGCCGCCAAGGGACGTAAGCGCGGACCTATGTCAGAGACGACCAAGGCAGCTATCGCTGAAAAGACGCGCCAAAAATGGCAAGATCCAGAACATTCATCACGTCGATTGGAAGCCATTCGCGAAGCTAAAGCCAGAAAGGCCACATGATGCGAACCGTCTTTTCCCCCGCGTGGGGCGATACCACCAACGTTACCAATGCCATCGCCGCAACCGCGGCTGTTGCGCTGCCCAAGCAGGCGGACGAGGTGATGCTCACCAATACATCCGCAACCGCGATCACCTATGTGATAGTGACGCCGTATCTGGATGAGGCCACAGTGCCGACAGGGACCGCGCCAACCGCAAGCAACGGCTTTCCAGTCCTGCCAGCTTCTCAGGTGCGGGTGTATGTCGGTGCGGGCTGCAAGGTGATCCGCACGATTGCCAGCGCGGCTGATGGGGCAATTATCATCACGCCGGGGGTCGGCATGTAATGCCCTGGACGAAAACGCAGATCATCTCGGAGGCGTTCACCGAAATCGGTAAGGGCGATTATTCGTTTGACATGCAGCCAGAGGAATTCCAGTCGGCATTGCGCAGGCTTGACGCGATGATGGCAACATGGGGCGCGACCGCCAGCATCCGTATTGGATATTCAGGCGGCAATGGCTTTGGTGACATTGGCGTTGAAACTGAGGTGCCGGATTGGGCTGTGTCCGCGATGTATCTCAATTTGGCGATCAACATCGCGCCGTCCTACGGCAAGACGGTTTCGCCGGATACCAAGATCAACGCCAAGATCGCGCTGGATAGCATTATGAACCGCACGACAGAGCGCAGGACGCGCTACATCGGCGGATATGCGGGCGCGGGGAATGGGCCGTATACGACGCTGCCAGCGCCTGAAATCTTGATCGAAACGGGCGGCGGTGGCGTTCTAGATATCGAGGTTTGACGTGGTTCAGGTCCCTATTCTAAGCGGCATCGGCACAATCGGGGCTGATTTCAAATCAGAGTACCCACTCAACCTCATTCCGGTGCCGAAGTCGCAGGGAATTTCAGAGGGCTATTTACGGCCCGCAGAGGGCATTATCACCATTGCAGACGGTGGCGGGATCAACCGAGGCGGCACCCGCTGGCGTGACGAGCATTACCGCGTGTCGGGCATTAACCTGATCAAGGTGGGGGCAGACAACACGGTTACAATCATCGGCCCAGTTGGTGCGACGGGCGGCTTTAACTACGCGACCTTTGCGCAAAGCTTTGACTATCTAGCGATCAATGCGGGCGGCAAGGTTTTCATGTATGACGGCACCACGCTGACGCAGGTGACGGACCCCGATTTAGGCGTGTCACTGGATATCGAATGGGCCAACGGATATTTTATCTCGACGGATGGCGAGAGCCTGATTTCCAGCGATATCAACGATCCATTTTCCTACAACCTGCTGCGCTATGCGTCGTCTGAAATCAACCCAGACCCGGTTGTGGCACTGCAAAAGCTACGGAATGAAATCTATGCCGTGAACCGCTACACGATTGAGGTTTTCAGCGCGATCACGAACCCCGGCACGGGTTTTCCGTTCGGACGCATTGAAGGTGCGCAGATCATGAAGGGCGCTGTGGGGTCGCGGGCGTGCTGCGAATTCATGCAGGGCTTGGCGTTCTTGGGATCGGGCGATAACCAGCCGCCTGCGGTGTGGGTGGGTGCGTCCGGGCAGGCGGTGAAGCTGTCCACGCGCGATATTGACGACGCGCTGAAAACATACGCCGATGATGTGATTGAAGCTGTCGTGCTTGAGGCGCGGGCAGATCGCGGGCATGAGTTCCTATATATCCACCTGCCAGACAAGACCTTTGTCTATGACGGCATGGCCAGCGCCACCTTGCAGCAACCGATCTGGTTTGTGCTGAAATCTACCAATTCCGGCTATCGCGCGCGCGGCATGGTGTGGTGCTATAACCAGTGGAATGTTGCAGATCCGTTCGGCTCACTTATCGGGAAGTACTCCGATGATGTGGGGTCGCATTACGGCGATCTGACCATGTGGAAATTCTCAACGCCGGTGATCTATGGCGAGGGCAAAGGCGTGCAGGTTCACGAATTGGAACTGGTCGCGCTATCAGGATCGGTTGATATTGACGACGATCCGGTGATTGCCACGGAATATAGCCTTGATGGGCTGGCGTGGTCGCAGCCGCGATACATCAAGGCGGGGCGGCGGGGCGAGCGCAACAAGCGCCTGACATGGGATAAGCAGGGCGAGTTTCGCAACTGGCGTATTCAGCGGTTCAGCGGCGATAGCAGGGCACATTTGGCCTTTGCACGGCTTGAGGCACGGATCGAGGCGCTCACATGGTAACGCCCCCCACGCGCAACAGCTTGGCCGTCATTGCGCATGGTGATCAGCGCGCGGTGAAGTTCTTCGAGGAGGTCGCGGTTGCGATTAATGCGAATGGCGTGGGGGATGCGCGGCCCGATCCGGCGATCTTGGGGCAACAGCATTACGACACGACTTTGCTTATCCCGATCTGGTGGAATGGCACAATCTGGACGGATGCGGCGGGGCTTGCCGTATAGCAATTTCCGCGCTATTCTAACCCCGCTGCGATCCATTGCACCCCAGCGGGCAACCTTGCAAGGTGAACCAATGGACGCTGCCTATCTTCAATCCCATTTTAATACGCTGGGCCTGCCACCCGAGGCACAAGAGTATCTCTTGGACCTGTGGCATGTGATCCAACTACTTGACGATGCGCAGGATGGGGATGCGCCTGCAAGCGCTGGGCCTGTGGCTTGGGCGATCTTTGCGCGTATGCCGATGAACCAATTCTATCGCAACTGCATGGCGTCATTGCAGCCTTTACTCGTCATACAACTGATCAAGTGGGAAGCCGCGAACGAGGCCGAAGCCAGCGGCAAGGCAGATGCGCGGTCTTACATGTGGCGCGCTGGCTACTATGAAATTGTAGCGATGGCCTGCCATTTGTGCGGGCTAGACGCCAAGGCAGCGCTGGGCCTGTACGGCGAAACATATGCGCAATATCGGGAGGAATTCCCATGCCAGGACCGCTAGTCGCGGGGGTTGTCGGATCTGTCGCTAGTGGCGCAATGCAGTCTAACGCCGCCAAGAAAGCCGCAGGTGCGCAGACCAAATCCGCCAATGCACAGATTGAGGAAAGCCGTCGCCAGTTTGACTTGGTGCAATCTCTGCTGAAACCCTACGTCAACGCAGGAACAGGGGCGCTGCAAGGCCAGCTTGATCTGATGGGCATCGGCGGCGGTGGGGATGTGACTGCGGCGGATGCGCAGCGTAATGCAATCAGCGGTCTTGCCAACGGCGAGAATTTTCAGGCGCTGGTACAACAGGGCGAATATGGCCTGATGGCTAACGCCGCTGCAACGGGCGGGTTGCGTGGTGGCGATACCCAAGGCGCTTTGGCGCAGTTCCGTCCGCAAATGCTGCAAGGGCTGATTGATCGGCAGTTGGCAAATCTTGGCGGTATCGCAGCTAACGGCCAGAACGCGGCGGCACAGACGGGCACAGCGGCACAGAATACCGGGCAGCAGGTCAACTCGGCTCTTGGCAATATCGGGCAGGCACAGGCGGGCGCGGCGCTGGCAAGTGGGCAGGCGTGGTCTAACGCTGGGTCTGGCGTTCTTCAAACTCTCGGCGGATTGGCGCAGCCGACAACGGCGGGCGCGGGCGCTTGGCAGCGGTGGGCATTCTAATGGCGGGCGAACCTTTCAACTACACTCTTCCCGGCGCGGTAAACCCCGTCGATGCAATGTTCAGCGGAATGCAGTTTGGGCAGCAACAGCGCGCGGGCGAACAAAACATGCAGCTTGCACAATCGCAGGAACAGCGTGCGCAGACGCAATTCGGACAGCAGAACGTGATGTTCGATCAAGCACAGCAGGACCGGGCTGCGGCGCTTAAGGCCGCGATGGAGGCCAAGGCACAGGCGCAGAAAATGCAGCAAGACCTTGCCGGGTTGGCGGGAAAAGTGGCGTCTGGTGCTGCAACCTCGGCTGACTTTACGGCAATGGCGGCGCTGCATCCTGATCTAACCGATGAAATGGCAAAGATGTGGGAAGGCCAAACCGCAGAGCGCAAAGCTGCTGACACTGCCAACGTCTACAAGGCTGCGGCGGCGATCAAGGCGGGCAAGCCTGAGATTGCGCTGGATATGCTTGAGGAGCGCGCGTTGGCGGCTGAAGCGGCTGGCGACAAGATGGAGGCAGATGTGTCCCGCGCTCTTGCGGCTGGCATCAAGGCTGATCCTTCGGCTGGGCTGGCAACGCTGGGGCTGCTGCTGCATTCGGTTGATGAAAAAGCTTCGGTTGAGTTGTTCGGGGCACCTAAAGAGGATCTGACCGCTTCGCAAAAGGACTACAATTTCTATCTCAAGCAGGAACAGGATGCGGGCCGTAAGCCGCTTTCGTTCAATGAGTGGGATCTGCAAGGCAAAAAAGCGTCATCGCCTAGCACAGTTGTAACCGTTGGCGGCACCAGCACGGACGGCACGCCGAAGGTTGGCCCATCTTTGGCTGAAATGCAGACGAGTGTTGATACGGCGGTAAGCCTTATTGACGATATTGCAAAAGACCCAGCACTTTCAGGTGTTACTGGCCCTCTTGAGGGCGGTGGCGGCAATGCAGTTGATGAATTCGGCACTGCCAAGCGCATGTACTACGGTGGCGAAGGCCTTGCCGTCATCCAGAAGATTGCGCAGTTGCAAAACACCGCATGGCTTGCCGCGCGTGACATGCTCAAGGGCGGCGGCGGGATCACCGACTACGAAAGCAAGAAGGCCGAAGGGGCAATGGCGCGGCTTTCGAGGGCGCAGGGCGATGCAGAGTTCAAAGCTGCACTGACTGAACTGCGCGATGCAATCACCGAAGGCGCGGCGAAACTTAAGGCCGCTGGTGTTGCCCCGGTTTCCGGTTCAGGTTCGCCGCCCGCTGATCCTGCTGCGGCTCCGGCGAAGTCTCTCGACGACCTATTGAAAGAGGTGGAAGGGCTTTGACCGTGATCTTTAGCGCAAACAGCACGAACACGATTGATCCAGCAATAGCCATTCCAAGATCGGAAGTTGCGATCAAGAACATGACGAAAAAGAACGAGGGCACAAGCCAGATGATGATCAATCCCATGGCAGAAGCATAAGGCAAAGGCTGAAAAATGGCAACCTTGGCGGAAATTGAAGCGGCAATCGCAAAGGCGGAAAAGGCGGGGAAACCTGATCTTGCCAATCAATTGCGCGCTTATGCCGACCAGATGAAAGCCGTTGATGCTGACCGCGTTACGGCAGCTATTGCCAAGGCCGAAGCGGCAGGGCGGATGGATCTAGCCGACCAGTTGCGTGCGGCGGCCCCTACTACTGTACAAACCCCTACAGCCCCTACTCCGCCCGCTATTGATCCGAATTTGCCCGCCCCGCCACCGATGGGTGGAAGCCGCACGGCAGAAGAAATCATGGCAAACCCACAGAAGCCAGCGCAACAGCCGGAAAGCTTCGGGCAGACGGCATCCGCGTTGATGGAGGGACCTGTATCGGCCATGCAGGCATTCGGCGGCGGTCTTGCTGGTGGGCCATCGCCATCGCGCGATTACCTTGCCAACGATCCGCTGACACGCGGGCTTCCCGGCCCTGTGTTGACGGGCCTAGGGGCTATTGGTGATGTTGGCGGCGCTGGGCTGTCCGCGCTTGGGGCCGGCCTGTCCGGGGCTGTGGGGCTTGCTACAGAGTTGGTGCCGGGGCAAACCGCGCAAAGCCGTGAACAACTCGGCAGCGAATTGATTGGTATGTCGCAATTCGCGGTTCCTGAGTTGGCTGGTATGTCTAGCATTGCCTCTCTTGGCAGTGCTGCGGCCAAGGGTAGCAACGCGGCATCGGGCTTGACCCGCGAGGCGGCGGCGGTGAAGCAAGCATTCACACCGCGCGCGGCGGCACCTAAGCCTGTCGCCCCAACCCTTGCAGCCCCTGCGGTTGCGCCTGCTGCCAAGGCTGCGGCAGAAACGCCGGAAGCTGTCGCGGCGCTGGTGAAAAAGGCCAGCAACGGCGGCATGGGTGCGGTCAAGGCACAAGAGCAACTAGCAGAGGCCGCGCGCCTGAACCCAGAGGCTAAGGCCGCTGCGGATCGGTTGGGCATTGAACTGCCAGCGGACGTGTTTTCCGACAACGAAATGGTAAGGGCTGCGGCTGGCCTGACCCGATCCGAGGTCGGCAAGGAACCGGAAGCGCTATGGCGTGGGGCGATCAAAGCCGCCCGCGATAAGGCGGATGAAATCATGCAGGCCATGGACGGATCGCCGGATATTGCTAGCGTATCGGATGCAGTGAAATCGTCTCTGCAAGCCACACAGGCGGAACTGAAAACCGCTGCGAAGGCGATGTATGACATGGTTGACGCAAAGGTGCCGAAGTCGTCTCAAGTGCCAGTGCAGAATATCGTCAAGGCGCTGAATGGCGTGATTGAGGATATTGGAGGCATCAATGGGCTGTCTCCGGCAGAGCGGGGGCTTTACAACCTTGTCACGGGGTCAGAGCCTGTCACCTATGGGCGTCTGCTGCGTGAGAAAGCCGATATTGGCCGCGCCATTGCCCGTGCTGATGGCCCATATGGCAACATGGATCAAGCCACTCTTAAGCGCATGTATGGCGCTGTGGCAGAGGATCAGCTTGCGGCTGTTGAAGCGCTTGGCGATGCTGGTTTGCGCGCCCAACTGCGAGAGGCCAACCAACTCACAGCCAAACAAAAGGGGCTGGAAAAGCGCATTGTTACCGCGTTCGGGTCTGATCTTGACGGGTCTATCGGCGCAAAGCTTCGGTCTGCTATTGCGCAAGGGTCAAAAGGCGATATTGCCGGATTGAACCGAGTGCTGAAAGTCATACCGAACGACCTGAAAAAGCAGGCAGTCGCCTCTGCGCTATCTTCTGCAACCCGATCCGCCCGCGCGACTGAGCCGGGGTTTGGGCTGTCAGAGTTCACCAAGACGTTCAGCGGCATCAAGGCAAACAGGCCTGTCCATTTGCAGATCAGCCAAGCCATCGGGCCGGAAGCAACATCCATGCTTGACGATCTACTGACTGTTGCCAAGCGCATCACTTCGGCGGATAGCAATGTGTTGCGAACAGGAAAGGCCAACCAGGTTCTGGCTAACGCCATGCAGGCGGAGGGCTTGATCGGGCGTGTGCTGCACTCCACTGGTGGACAGCGCATTGTGCAGGCTACAGCTGGCGCTGCGGGCGCAACAATGGGCGGCCCAATGGGGGCCATGGTTGCAACCCCACTTGCTATTGCCATCACGGCAGCAAAGCCGGAAACGCTGGCACTGGCTGGCAAGATGTTCTCTAGCCCTGAGTTTATGCGCTTGGCAGAGGAAGCCGCAAAGGGGCGCGCTGCGGCTGCAACTGTGCAGGCTGTGGCAAAATCCCCTGCGTTCAAAGCATGGGCTAAATCGGCGCGTGTCAAGAACCCCGATGCGATCTTGAAAGACGCGGGCCTTATCGCCCCCATCGCGGGCCAAGAGGCTGCAAACGCCAACCAGAATATTGATTATGACGCGCTTTTGGGGAGGTATAAATGACAGATATGCTTTCCCTCATTCGGCAGTTCGAGGGGTTCCGGGAAACGCCTTATTGGGACGTGAACGCCCTGCGCACTGGCTACGGGTCCGACACAGTGACCTTGCCGGATGGCACTGTGCAGCGCGTGACCGAAGGCACCCGTGTAACACGCGAAGATGCGGACCGCGATTTGCAGCGCCGGGTTCAGACAGAGTTCGTCCCGCGTGCGGCGGCGGCGGTAGGGCAGGATGTGTTTGCGCAGCTATCAGCCCCACAGCAGGCGGCGCTGGCGTCGATCACATATAACTATGGCTCATTGCCTTCATCTGTCGCCCGTGCAGCGCAATCTGGCGATGTAAATGCCACGGCAGAGGCAATCCGCGCGCTTGGATCGCAGAATGACGGGATCAACCGGGATCGGCGCAACCAAGAGGCAGACATTTACGCGGGTGCGGCAGGGCTTCCCGCTGGTGAAGCCACATCAGACGCCAATCCCTACGCGCGTCTGGCCTATGCTTACGCCAATGGCAAAATGACACCAGAGGACGAGGCAATTTATGAGCGCGGCATGGCTGAGGGTGTGCTGCCAAAGGCTGAAAAGACCAAAGCGACCCCAGCATTGCCTAATCCGCTTTCGATCTACGCTAACACGGCGATGCAACAGCAAGCGCCGACACAGATCCAGCCGTTGCAAGCCGCAGCGGTTCAAAATGCCACCCCTCTGCAACGATTTCCGGGAATATAGCCATGGCCGTAAACAGCGTAATCCCGCCCTTTCCATCGTTCTTTGATACCGATGGAGTACCGCTTGAGGCGGGCTATATCTTCGTAGGACAGCCTGGCCTTGAGGCAAGGTCCGCACCAAAAGCCGCGTTTTTTGACTTGGCGCTGACAATTTCCACAGGGCCATATGTTCGCACCTTGGCTGGTATGCCCGCCAATAACGGTTCGGCGGCGATGATCTATGTGGATGGGGACTTTTCAACCACGGTTCTCGATAAAGCCGGGGTGGTGGTTTATTCATCGCTCAACCGCACGTTTGCCTTTGGGATCGAGGGCACCACATCGCAGCCGATCCAAGCGCCGGATGGCAACTTTGGCGAAACGGGCTTCGGCTTCATTGACGAGCCGAACACGGGATTTGTGCGCCAAAGCGCTGGCGTCATGCAGTCGGTTGTATTGGGTGATCTGATCTGGCAACAGACGGTTGGCGGGGTGGAGTTCTTCTTGCCGCCCTCTGGTGTTGGATTTGTCTCTGGCGTTGCCGCAGCACTGGATGACGACCTTAAGCAAATTTCGGCCATCACTGCGGTTGAAGGGGATATGCTTTACCGCAACGCAACCACATGGGCACGACTGCCCAAGGGCACGGCGGGGCAGGTGTTGCGCCAAAATGATGCACTGACTTCCCCTGCATGGTCGGCACAGATTACGGATCGGACACCGCAAGCCACCACAGCAGGAACGGCGTTTGACTTCACGGTTATTCCGGCATGGGTAAAGCGTATCATTGTGACATGCGCAGAGATTTCAGTGACAGGATCGGATAGCTTTCTTGTGCAGCTTGGCACGGCAAGCGGGTTTGTTGTCGTGGGGTATTCCAGCGGCGGCGGCTCATACACCGGGGGGGCTACGTCCGTAACTACGGCTTCGGACGGCTTCATTATCCGATCCGGTGGCGCTGGTGAGGGGTTCTCAGGCCACATGGTCTTGACAAAAATCGGCACCACTTGGGTCGCATCCTACTGCGGCGCGGGCATTAGCCCATCCATCGGCACAGGCGGAGGCAGTGTTATCATTGCTGGGTCCATCACGCAGCTACGCCTGACACGATCCGGCACAGACACATTCGACGGTGGGTCCGTCTCAATCAGCTACGAATAGGGGCCGACATGTCCGACCAAATCAACCAACTGACAAAAATTACTGATATCGCCAGCGATGATCAATTGCCAATCTGGGACACGTCAAACGCTGATACGCGCCGTGTACCATTTGATGTTTTTGCAACCCGCATCATCGCAGAGGTTCCTACGTCTGAACTTGCGCAGGCGTGGGCCGAAAGCTCAACGCCCCCAGATCCGCTTGATGCTGACAGCAAGTCGGCAAAAACTTGGGCTGGCATTGCCGAAAACTACGCCGGGTTCCTTGAAAGTTTTGTTGTGCCGACTTGGGGCACATTCACCACCGACAGCAGCCTGTCAAACGGGCGAGGGCCGTATGCTCTGCCATATGATCCTGTTGACGTTAGGTGTGTGGCGCTGACCGTTGGCGGCATTCCGCAGGTTCCGACGACTGACTTTACGCTGACCTATGCCGGGGCGGTGGCGCAAATCCTGCTGGCGTTTGACATGCCAAGCGGGACGGTCTGCAATTACTGCATTCAACGGCCATTGCAGGCAGATCCGAATGCCCCTGCGATTACATTATCCCCGTCAGGCGGTGATGATGGGCCGCTTATCCAAGCGGCCTTAGTAGCTGCCAGCGGGCGCGAGGTCCGTGGAACGCCAGGATCAGTTTTTAGGACTGCATCAACCGTTTCTGTGTCTGTTACGGCACCACCATTTCTTCGCGATCTGAATATCCTTGCCGAGCATAACGGCTTGGCGCTTGATATTTTGGTTGATCCGGCTGGGCCTTATGCTTTGAGCGCGGATTACACGGCGGGCAGCACGACATTGCCGGTCGCTGCGATGGCCGTTGTGCCTAGCGCAGGCGCAAAAATCAAGATCGTGTCAAATGCGGTTGACCCGGCGAACCGAAATGAGGCCGCATCGAGCAAATATCGCACCGGGGAGTGGGCGGTTGTTGGCGAAGGGTCCACGACCACTAGCATTGTGCTGGCGCATCCTCTGGCGATCACCGAGGGGCTGACCGACGATCTGTTGACGCGCGGAAACCCTTATACCACGGCGTTCAATGCGCGGGTTCTGGTGCTGCAGGATGTGGCTGTTGATCTTTCTGGCTTGTCGATCTCTTACCCGGAGGGCGAGGCTTGGACCGCTACAGCAGTGCGGATCACGGGCGCAAACCTGGCCCGCATCAAAGCCCCTAAATTCGGCAAGGTTTACGGGTCTGCCTTGGCGCTTCGCGGGTGCTATGGGCCGCAACTGGACGGGTCGTCTGTTGGCGACGTTACGACCTACGGCATTGCATCTTCGTCCTATGGCCTGCGCTCGTTTGGGGCAAATCTCGGGCAATCACGGCACGGAATTACATCCACCGCTGGCACTGCGGCGCTAGACGCTACGGACAAGGGATCGTTGCTATCTCTGGGCCGCACAGTCGGACAAATCATGATCGGGGCGATTGCGCATGGTTCTGGGGCAGAAGCCCCTTTCGACACGCACCAAGATCAAGATGATAGCCTTTTTGTCGGCTGCATATCGGACGGCTGCACGGCGAATGAAGCGATTGCTCTGCGTGGGCGTGGCAATCGGCATGTGTCACCCCTAGTCCGCAATGCGACAGGCGGCGGCGCGCTGATCTTCACTGAGGCTTCTTCGGGTGATGGCACGTCATGGACTTCCGGCCTGCTGCCGCAGGACATTACGCGGGGGGAAATCGTTTCGCCGCAGTTCGATGTGGGCCACTTTGTGTTCAACACAAACTTTGCCTTTGGGCGGCTGAGCGGCCCCGGAAATCACCGCACCAAATCGCAGCGTGCCTTTACCTCTAACGGCGGCGTGATGACCATTGCTGGGCCGCAACGGGTGGTCGCGGCTGGCGCTGGCGCTGACAATGAGGCTTGCATCACATGCACCAACGCCATCGCCGCGCTTCTGACGGCCATCCCCGAAGCACGAATTGACGTTGAAGCGCCAGTGGAGATTGACGCGCGGAGCATCACGGCAGTGGGTGTCATGGGGGTAGAGGTCGAAAGCGCATCAGTGCTGCGGGTGGCCGCGCCTGTGCTTCTGCGCCTGCCTTCCACAGCCACGCGCCTTTTGTCCGATGCAGGCACGATCACGGTCGAAGGCGATGGGTTTATTCGTTTTTCCGTTGAAGGTGCCGCCGACAATTCGATCACGCTTGGGCTGGCCCTGCGGGATAACCTGCGGGTGCAAAGCCTAGACGGAACCGTGGACTACGACACGACATTCCGCGATCTGCGGCAACTGGCATCGCTGCCCGCAGTGGGCGTTTCGCATTCTGGGACGGGGGCAGAGGTGCAAAACGTCTATGTCCCCCCTCATGGCTATGAGCCGTGGCGCGTGCTGAATGCGCGCGGTGTCGGGCAGTATCTTTGCCGCATCACAGGTTCAAAAACCGGGGCGGTGGGGGATGCAATAATTTCCGCGCGATCTGGCACGACGAACTTCATCAGCAACTCCACCATCGCGGCGGCGGCAAACCGTTTCGAGATCGACTTTGCAATCTGGATCACTGCCGCTGATGCACAACTCAATCTGATCACCTTGCGCACCTTCACCGATACCGGGACAGCATCGACGCAATTCCAGCGCCGCAACGCTGAAACCGAAGTGATCAATGCGGGTGATCAAATCCTGCGCATCGGTGTCAATTCGGCAGTTGGCGACACGATCAACATCCACACCTGCGAAGTGTGGGCCACCGCAAAGGCGGTGCTTTGATGCGCTGGCCCGCCGATTTCCCCCGCAAACATGACGAGGATCAACCCAAATGACGCTGTATTCCCCATACATGGCGCTCGGTCGCAACACGCTCTACACGTCAAATATCGTCAACGGTGATCTGGACACGGCGGCAAAGATTGCAGCGATCAACGCCGCAATGGCGCAAACTGGCGTGCAAACTGTTGTTTTTGATCGGGCCTACAATCTGACCTTGGCCCGCACTGATCTCGTGGATGCGACGGCGGCGAAGCTGTTCAGCATCCCTTCTGGTCGGCGCGTGATCGGTGATCCTCTGCGCCCGCTGGATATGAGCATGATGCCAAATTCTGGATCGGCCAAATACCTGTTCCGCGCAGAAGGCACGGCAGGCACGTCGCAGGCGCTTACGGCTGATCTTGCCAACGGCATCGGCGTGGCTGTTCTGGATGCGCCTAAAATGACCGCGCTGGGGCTTGTGAATGGAGACCGGGTTTCCATCACCTCGGACCGCCTATTCATCGCTGGAGGCACGGTTGGGACTGAGGAATGCGGCGAGATTGCAACCGTTGTCAGCACCACGGCTACGGGTTTTACATTCTACCCTGCGGCGCAAGACAGCTACACGGTGGCAGACGCCGCCAAGGTGCAAAAGCTGACCATGGCGCGCATTGGGCTTGAGGGCCTTCGCGCTATCGGGCCGGGTCAATTTGCGACAGATGTTGTTGGGGATCGGATGCTACATCTAGTCTGGTGCGATGGGCTGGAAATTGACGGGCTGGCCTCGGAATACTTCGACAACGGCAACTATCTCTATTCCTGCCCCGATGGGCGGGCTACAGATTTCCGCGCGATTTTCCAGCCTGCGGGCGGGCGAACCTCAAACCAATACGGGCTTGCAGCGGTGAACGCCTGTCAGGATTTTGTGATTGACAGTGCCTATATCGTGAGCGGCAAGCATGGCGTGGTACAAACAGAAAGCTCGATTGCGCGCGGTGTCACGCGGCGTCTGACCGTGAAGAATTGCACCGTTACCGGGACGTGGAATTACGGCATCGCCATGCATACCAACGCCGAACAAATCACGGTTGAACGTAATACTGTGGTGGGATGCAGCGGAGGTCTTGAGGCGGGTTGCCGCAGCTTCGTTTCGCGCAACAATACCATCCGGCAACTGCGTTACTTGGCGGGTGATCTGGGCACTGGCATCGGGATTAACGAGGTTTGCGAGGATGTGCTGTCTAGCGGTGATCGGGTCTATGACGGCGGCTTCGGTATCCGGCTTGAAACAGGGGTTGTACCATTGCTTTCCGGGTCTGTTGGGCCTGTCAAAATCAAAATTGAAAACTTCTTGGCATCGGGCAGTAATCAGGACGGCATCAGGATCAAGTGGGATGGCGCAGGCGCGCGGTATGACGTTGATCTGCGCGATATCTGCACCTTTGGTATCGGCCAGCCTGTAGATGCGGTGACGGGTTTGCCCGATGCGGCTGGGGTTCCTACCGCAGCCAGTTCTATCGACGTGCGCGGCAATGCAGCGGGCGATCTTGGCCGAGTGAAAGTTGATGGCGCAAACCTTCAAGCCTTCACTGGATCGGGCGGTACGAATACCGCGACGGCGCTAATCACGCAATTCTGCGCTGGCGTGCATGTCAATGATGTGAGTTACGTCAACCATGCAGCGCCATCTCTTTCAGGCACAGGCGTAGTCTCAAGCGAAATCAACGCTTGGTAAGCAGTCAGGCTGTGCGTAATAATCAACCCATAATCAAAGGAAAATACGATGACTGAACGCGAAAACATTGCGCTGATCCAAAAGGCGCTCGGAACCATTAAGGCTGCTGCGAAAGAGGAAATCGCACGTGCAAAGGAAAGCGGCAATCCGCGCCTGATCAATGCGTGGGGCAAGGTGTTTCACAGCACCGGAATGCACCACGCAGCACTGACCGATCTGCTGTTTGAGAACTTCCCGGAATTTGCGGGTGAAGTCGTCATTATGGGTCCGGGCGGGCGATGAGCATTTGGCAGGCCATCCTAATCGCAGGCTGGGTTCTGGCACTCATTGCCGGAGCCGATAAGCGGCTTGCTTTCGTGATGGCCTGCAACTTTGCGGTGACAGCGATTTTTCCTGATCACATCGGCATTGTGGGGCTGGCCGATCTGGCGACAATCGCAGCGCTGGCATTGATCAGCACACGCGGCCAAGTAATAGCCGCTCTATATGTCGTCTGTGCCGTAATTAACGCCAGTGCGACACTGCTAAGTTTGCCCACAGAAACAACCTATGCGATACTAGACCCGATTGGTTGGCTCATGTTGGTGGTATTGGCAAATGTGGATACAGGATTACGCAGCCGCTTTAATTCCTTTAGGCGTTTTGTTCGACGCCGCAGTGTTGGGGTGGTGGATTTTATGGCGAAACGGCGTAACATTTGCTACCGTTTGGCGGTGGATTATCGGAAAGATAAGCGATGATGGACCCTGAACGGGAACGGATTAGGGCAGAGGCTCGGGCGGATGCGGATCTACACAATCGTCTGGAAAATGTGGAAAAAGACGTGAAGGAAATGAAGGCTGTGCAGACATGGGGTGTCAGGGGATTGGCTGGCGCGGCGGCATATCTTGCCGTTCAGCTTTGGACATTCATCTCCGGTGGCGGGGTGATCAAATGACCAAAGCGGCCTCATTGCTCGTGGTTGCCCTCGCGGCGGCTAATATCGTGACTGACCTTTTCGGGCATATGCCAGACACGCCGGATCAATACAGGATTGAGCAACGATGAGCCGTTCTCTGTTTTACCGGGCCGTTCGACCCATGTTCGGCGGTGCGCTGTCGCAGGCGCAGGTGGCCGGCATCGAGGCGCTTCTGTCCGCGACAGAGGGCCAGCCGATCACGTTCCGCGCCTACCTGCTTGCAACTGCGAAGCATGAGACTGCCGATACCATGCAGCCCATCACCGAATACGGGGGGCGGCGCTACTTTGACAAGTACGACACGGGCAAGCTGGCGAAAGCCTTGGGCAACACGCCGGAGGCAGACGGAGACGGCTTCACCTATCGGGGCCGGGGCTATGTGCAACTGACCGGGCGCGCGAATTACGCTAAGGCGGGCGAGTGGCTAAAGCTGGATCTGCTACACCAGCCTGACCTTGCATTGCAGCCTACTGTGGCGGCAATGATCCTTGTGCGCGGGTGCGGCAATGGCTGGTTCACGGGCAAGAAGCTGTCCGACTATCTGCCGGGGGATTACATCGGCGCGCGGCGCGTTGTGAACGGCACCGACAAGGCGGCGTTGATCGCAGGCTATGCGCGCGAGTTCGAGGCAGCTTTGCGGCTGTTGCCGGATGCGGATCAAGTTACAATTCCTCCGAAAATCGAACATGTTGCGCCCAACGTGTTAACCCCGGCGCAAACTGTCACCAAACCCTCATTCCTCACATGGCTGTTGAGCCTATTCAAAGGACCGAAAGCATGAGACTCGTCGAAAACGCCCGTCAAGCGTGGCGCTGGTTTAGCGTGCAAGCATTCGTCTTGGCCGGGGCAATCCAAACCACATGGATGAGCCTGCATGCTGATTTGCAGCGCACTGTCCCGCCTGATTGGGTGATGGCCGCAACGGTAGCGCTTTGCGTTCTTGGCGTTATGGGGCGGCTGGTGAAGCAGGCTGGCAAATGAGCAACATCGTCGCATTCAAAGATACTGTTCTGGCTGGCGATCCGTGCCCCGAGATTGTCGAAACGCTAGAACGACTGCTGGCCGAAGCAAAATCGGGGGATCTGCGCGGGATTGCATATGCCGCTTGCAAAATTGGCGATGTGACAGCTACCGGATGGGATGGAGCCGATGGTGCACGCCATCCTCTATCTACTGCTATCGCCGTTCTGAATAGCCGATATTCGCGGGAACTGTACGAGGCATCAGAATGACCGCGTGGATTATCTCGCAGGCTTGGCCCTACATGATCGGCCTCGTGGCGCTGGTGGGTTTCTACTTGCGCGGGAAAGCTGCGGCTCGCGATGAAGAACGGGATGAGGCGATGAAGCGGATGATCCGCCGCACCAACAAACGACAGGAGATTGAAGATGCGATTGAGCAAGATGTTGATCTTGTGCGCCGTGCCCATGATAGCGGCGTCGTGCGCCATACCGAACACTGATGCGTGCGTGGGCTGGCGTCCAGTTCGCGCATCGGCTGAGACAGTGGACTACTTGGCAGCGCACGACACGGCGGCGATCAAGGCGATGATCGGCCATGCAGAGTTTGGGCAGTCGCAGGGGTGCTGGAAATAAGGTATTCACAGGCGCGCGGTGCGGTGGTATTGTTGGCGGGCGCGCGATTGGCAGAGTTGGCCCATTGCAGCCACCGTTAAAAGTGGCCATGCGGGCGATTGCCATCAACCGCATCGCAGGTTCGAATCCTGCATCATGCGCAAACAAGCCGCTCCTTCACCGGGGCGGCTTTTCTCATTGGGTATTCCCACGCGCGCCGATATGGGATATTGTGGCACAGCCGAGGTCGTGGGTTCAAATCCTACCCCTTAGGGGTGGCGCAGGCTGGTAGCGCAAGGCAAACCCGGCGCGGCGGGCAATCCGCGCAAACCGCTTTCTGGTGGTCTGTGTTTTGCCTATGGCACGGGACTTGGCTTTATGCCATATCGCACAGGCCACCAGAGCGCGGAGGCAAAGCACTGCGGGGCGCTGATGCATACAGCCCCGCGACCGTGTGCCTGCGTCAACGGCACCGTGCCGCGCTCTACCCCGCCCTCGCTGTAACAGGCGGGGGCGTTTGCGTTTCAGGTCGGATTGGCGAAAGGCGGCTTTGGTCATCTCTGACCCCACTTCCAAGATTTATATGTTCTGCCGATAGACCACACGCCTCCCCAGCTTCTCCCGATTGTGTAGCCGGGTTGCGTGTCAAAGTGCTTCCATGGCAGCTTTATCCAAATCACGATAAGGACAAGCTGCAGCGTCAGCAGTGGCCTATAGTCCTTGCTCAACTTGGCAAGCATCAAGCATGGGGTATTATAAGACGCCCCGATAAAGCGAGATGGATTTGATCCGACTTCAATCGTCTTGCGCGTCATGGCGTCTCCTGCGGTGTTGGGGGCGGGGCGGGCTTGTGGTACACCCGGCATAGTTCTAGGTAGGTATGGGTTAGCCACCCAAGCTTCACATGGTGCAGGGCGTCCCCCATAATCAATTCCCATCCACCATGGACAACGCGGACCAATCGTAGATCTCCGATGCTGGCAAAACGCGGTGAAAATGTAGGGTTGTCATGGAATTTCAGATGCCCCGCCCAAATTGCGGCGATCAATGCGCGGTCAAGTCGGCCCATCACCGCCCCTCCGTGTCTGGGGTGGCGAGAAGAGCGCGGAGGGTGATCACTCGCATGTCGAAAATACCTCCACGATTTTTGCAGCACAGGCCGGACAGGGGTGAATTCGGTCTAACGGCGCGGATAGAAACGCATGGCCGATATCTGCATAAACCCAATCCATTGATGTGATGATAGCCCCGCATATTGCCTTGTTAGGGTGATCGGCTTCATGCGGATGGCGGATATGGTGCTGGTACTCCTCCAAGTCGGCACGCCGCGCGGCGGTGTCAGGGTGCGTCATGGGGTGGCCTCTGCGGTTAGGTCGCGCTTGGCGATGAAATTGGCAGTATCGTAGGGCGTTCCGTGGTAGCGTTTCTTGCGCCAAATCCATTTGCCCGTGCTGGGCCAGTAATCCAGCCTGTCACCGCACAGATCGCGGCTCCAATGGTAAGGCGTGTGCCGTGTCCATCCTGGCATTGGCGGGCCTTGCCATGCGTCAAAGAAGATGGCCTGCGCTGCGCCGTGTCGTGCCTCTTTGGCCTGCTTCTTGAATGCGTCCCACTCGCGGAACAATTCGCCCATGTCACTCATCCAGCCACCCCGCGCGATCTGATGGCGGCGGCGATGGTGCCGTGGTGCATGTCGTTGATAGCCTGCTTGCTCGGCTCCATTGTGCGCTCGTTGCCAACCGTATAGGCGTGCGTCTCGACAAATACGGCTATGGCCTCCCGTTCCGCCTCCACCGCCTTCGCCACGTCGGCTTGCACGGCTGCGGTGTGGGCGGCGAGGGTGATCAGTTGGCCGGATGCAGATAGCGCGCGAAGCTTCAATACCTCAGCACCCCACGACAGCAATTCTGAGCGGCCAATGAAATCGCCATTGTCGCGCGCAACCGTCAACAGTCTGCCAATCAATCTGCGCGCTTCAGCCAGTTCAGCCAGCCGCGCGCTCA